ATCCTTGCCAGTGGTCAATTTGTAGATAGCTATAACGACTATCCTGAAGCTGCGGTTAATAACGCTAGGCGAGCGGTAGAATATGCGAGTAAGAATGGATGGGGAGATTGTGGTACTCCAGTTGGTAAAGCAAGAGCAAGCCAATTAGCAAAGCGCGAGAATATTACTAGAGATACGATTGCAAGAATGGCTTCATTTAAAAGACATCAGCAATATAAAGATGTTCCTTACGATGAAGGATGTGGAGGCTTGATGTGGGATGCTTGGGGCGGAACGGAAGGAATAGAATGGGCAATAAGAAAATTAGAACAGATAGATAAATTATAATGGCGCACATCGAACAACAACACTACTTGTCAACAGTTAAAAATAGACTACCAGAATATTTCTCTGGAGTTAAAGTGCTTGATATTGGATCATTAGATATTAATGGCAATAACAGATATTTATTTAGCGATTATACTTATACTGGTATTGATATTGGAGAAGGCGCTAATGTAGATATAGTTTGCAGAGGACACGAATTTAAAAGCAAAGAGAAATTTGATGTAGTCATAAGTTCGGAATGTTTTGAGCATGATGAATACTGGTATAAGACAATTGCAAACGCTATTACGCTTTTAAGAAAAGGCGGAATGCTTGTATTCACTTGCGCAACTGATGGAAGAGCTGAGCATGGAACGAGAAGAACTTCTCCTTTTTGTTCTCCTTTTACAAGTCAATTAGAAAACGATTACTACATGAATTTGAATGAGAAAATCATTCGTGAAAAGATAGATATTGAAAAGCATTTTTCTGAGTTTGAATTTAAAACAAATACTTTAGGAATGTGTGATTTGTATTTTTACGGCATTAAAAAATAATGGCAAGAACACCGAAAGACATAGATGAAGAGAAGCTTTTGGAATGGGCAGATATTTACATAGATTTCTGCTTGAACCATTCTAAGGAAGTAGCTACTGCTTCTGGAGTTAAGCTGATCAAGGAGCGACACTTACCAACGATTAACTATTTTTTATTGATCTGGCTTCCGCGCCAAAACTTCGAGTTTTACAAGCGAGCAAGCTATTACAATATCTTAAACGATAGCAATCATCCTATGCACAAAGCAGTAAAGCATATAGATGAAATGTTTAGAGCTTTAGCAGCGGATGTTGTAGCAAACGAAGGCAAAGGTATATTCTATGCTAAGAACCTTTTAGGATGGACAGACAGAGCGAAGAACGAGGAGAAACAAGAAGTAATTATAAGCTTTGCAAACGAAGATAACACTTCCCAAGCCGCACACTAATCAGGCCAAAGTATTAAACTCTAAGGCAAGGTTTAAGGTGCTTATGTCTGGTAGACGATGGGGAAAGTCCTTAATCTGCCAGGTCATTACTTGCATCGAAGCGATGAAAGGCGGAAGAGTAGCGTACATAACTCCTACTTACCAGCTTGCAAAAGTATTCTTTGACGAGTTAGCTAGACTACTTCCAAGTAATGTAGCAACTGCCAATAGATCAGATTTAACGTTTAAGCTAATAAGCGGAGGCACGATTCGATTCTTTACTGGCGAAAGGCTAGATAACCTACGCGGTTTAAAATTCCATTATGCGATTATTGACGAGGCTTCATTCATTCCTAACTTAGAAGAAGGTTGGCAGAACTCAATTCGTCCAACACTTACCGACTATCAAGGTAAGGCTATTTTTCTATCAACTCCTAAAGGCAAAAATTTCTTCTATTCGCTTTTTCTTAAAGGCATGGAAGCTAACGATGAATGGGAAAGTTTTAAGTATACAAGCTACGATAATCCTTATATTTTAGATGCGGAGATAGATGCAGCAAGAGCAGAACTTCCTACGGTAGTATTTGAGCAAGAGTACATGGCTAACCCAGCAGAGAACTCAGCGAATCCATTTGGAAGTCAAGCCATTTTAAAATGCGTTTCTGCGATGTCAACAAATCCCGTTAAATGCTACGGAATTGACTTAGCTAAGTATAATGACTGGACTGTTATTATCGGCCTTGACAACGCTGGGAATGTAGCTTATTTTGAACGCTTTCAATCAGACTGGGCAAGCACACAAAATAAGATTCGTAACTTACCTAAAGCTCCAATGATTATAGATGCGACTGGAGTAGGCGATCCGATTGTAGAGCAACTGCAAAGAGAAGGTTTGGATGTGGAGGCGTTTAAGTTTACAAGCCAAAGCAAGCAAGAGATTATGCTTGGCCTTCAAGTAGCAATCCACCAGGAGAGAATTCATTATCCAGATGGCATGATTAAAGAGGAGCTTGAAATATTTGAATACCAGTATAGTGCAAACGGAGTAAAGTACTCAGCGCCTACGGGTTTCCACGATGATTGTGTTTGCAGTCTTGCTTTGGCATGGCGCAAGTTTGATTTCAAGTCTGGAAGCGGAAGGTACAATTTTTCATAATAGCTATTTATTAACGATATGACTTGGAGTGATGTAACTGTTTGGCAATGGCAACAAATCCAACAACTAAACGAAAAGAAGGATTCTCTAAAAGAAGAGGATTTGATTATTAATACGGTGGCAATTTTAATCAATAAAACTAGAAGCCAAGTTCTTGAATTAAATGAGCGCTCTATAAAGAAAGTTATTAGAGATATTGAGTTCTTGTATTTAAGAGAACCAAAGATGCGAGCGGTAGATTATATCAAGGTTGGAAAGCAAAAGTTTAAGTGCGATTACGATGCTAAGTTTTCCGAAGCTGGCAGATACATTGAGATTAAATACTTTACTCCAGACTTTGCTAATAACTTGCATAGGATTGCAGCTTCAATGATTATACCTATGAAGACTACTTTATTTGGATGGAAGCTTTCTAAGTTTGATCCTATAAAGCATGAAGATTATGCAGAGGCTATTTTATCTGCTCCATTTGAAATAGTATTTGGAAGCGTAATGCAAAGGCTTAATAATATTAAAAATTTAGATGCTGGATTCAAAGGCTTATTTAATCCAGATAATAAGAAAGAAGAAGATAGCGGAAGAGAGGTAAGCAATCAATTTATGAAATACTTTGGCTGGATATACCAAGCTAAATTAGTAGCAGAGCATGAAGGGATTAAGTTAGATGATGTTTATAAAATGAGTGCAGTATCTTTCTTAAATGATTTAAGTTATTTGTCAAGTAAGACTTCTTACGAAACAGAATTAAGAAATAAAGCAAATGGCAAGCGGTAAGAATTTAGATATTCTTGAATTAGTAGGATCATCAAAAGATGGATATGATGTAGTTGTAGAATTAAACTCAGCAACTGCATTACTTAATAAAGTTGCCGATAGATTTATATCAAGAGCAATACAAAGAATTAATGCAAAAGGTGGAGGCGATACTGGAGAGATGCAAGATATTAAGATTATTGCAACTTCTAAAAATGGAAGTATTACGGATATTGATATTGGTTATGATTCAACTAGTAAAGCTAAAGAATATTGGAAATTTCAAAACTACGGAGTTAGGGGATTAGATTCTGGACAACCAGCATTAAGTCCTTACAAGTTTGAGAAATATACAGTAGGCGGAGAGTTTTTGGAAAGATTAATACAATGGTATACTAGGCATAAAAGTTATATTAAATCTGAAGACCAAAAAAGAAATCTAAGAAACATTCAAAAAAAACGTAAAAGATTAGGAAGCATAGCAGAAAATAAAATAAAAGGTATTGCCTACGTTACTGGTAAAAAGATAAAAAGAGAAGGACTTAAAGCCATTGGATTTAGAGAATATGCTTTAGAAAATTCTTTTAATGATGAATTTTACAGAGATTTATCTAAGGCATTAGGCAAAGATATAATAGTACATATTACTAACAATTTTTAGAATATAATGGCAATAACAATTCAAAGTAGTCCAGGTTCTTACATTTCAGGGCATGACGGCCTTTGGCATGTAGTAAGCTCGAACAATTCAACCCAAACGAATTTTAAATATGTATTTGATATACAAATTGGTGGAGTTACAATTGCCACAATTAAGAACTTCCCAGACTCAGGAGGCTATGGGGTATTCGATGCAAGTCCGATCGTTAGAAATTACTTCGATGCTAGGTTTGCAACAAGTGGATACAACTTACTCCAGCACGCAGCTGATTTTTTACACTGCGACTATACCGTTTTATATGGAGAAGAGTATGGCGGAACGACCTACACAAGTTTAACTTCGGGTAATTATAGAGGATGGAACTTTTCGCTTGATCCATTCCGAAATTCAATATCTACTTATGCTAATAAGTTCGTTACTTCAAGAGATAGAACCGCTGGAGAAGTTATTACTGGCGAGAAGTTTTACATCACATACAATAACGTTACTGCAACAAATGTAACGGCTACAATTCAGAAGTTAAACGAAGATGGTTCAAACGATGGCAGTTCTTCTACTGGATCAGGAATAAGTACAAGTACGGCTTTGATTTTAGACCTATCTCCTTTTGCAATTAATACTTACTTAGGTAGCACTTTTATTACGGCTTCAACTTATGCTTGGAGAGTTACAATCGGAGGAGATTCAATGGTAGTCAAGCAAGTATGCGCTCCAAGATTTACACCAGTACAAATTATTTTCCAAAATCAATACGGAGGATACGATAGCTTTACTTTTAGATTACTTTCACGCCAACAAAAGAAGATAGACAGAACTACCTATAAGTCTTTAGAATATAGAAGAGTAGGTACTTCGATTGCTTATGCAAGCGGAGGCGTTCACTTTGGAGGCACTACTGCTTTTGCTACTTCGGTAGATTATTCTTATAAAGTAACTAGTGGATATTTAACCTTAGCGGATTATAATTTAGGTAGTGAGCTTTTAGCTTCAAATGAAGTATACTTATATGTAAACGATGCAAACGGAGAAAACTATTATCCTATCTTAATGAAAGAAACAAGCTGGGAATCTAAGGTAGTAACTTCAGATAAGATGTTTAACTACGAGTTAGGATTTGATTTAGGTATTAATCAACAAAGCCAATACAGATAATGGTAAGCGAAATTTTAGTAGAAGGTTCAAGACTTGATTTATTTGAGGATATAGGTGCGGAATTAAACTATGCGATAGATGATATTAAAGACTTCTCTGCTAGGAATACTAACTATTCTAAAACAATTACTTTACCTGGTAACGCAAACAACAATAAGGTATTTGGCCACATTTATAATTTTGCTTCTGCTAATAATTACGGTATCAGCAATCCAAATGTTCCAAATGTTGGCTATAATTTTGATCCGACTAAACAAGCAAATTGCAAAATATTTGTAAATAAAATACAAGTTTTCAAAGGCGTTCTTCGCCTTATGGAAGTGCGAATAGCAAACGGAGCAATTGAATACGAGTGCGTAGTATTTGGAGAACTTGGTGGCTTTGCTTCTGCAATTGGTAATAGTCTGATTGAAGATATGGATAACTTCAATGACTATGATGAGAACTGGACTGCTGAAAATATTGTAGCTTCTTGGGCGCCAAGTGGTGCAGTAGCTTCAGGAATAGGAATAGTTTATCCTTTAATTGATTACGGAAATTGTAAGGTAGATGGTAATGAATATCATTTAGATGCTTTTAGGCCAGCGTTTCATGTCTATGAAATAATAGATTCAATAATCAAAAATTCAGGTTATACTTATGAATCTGCATTTATTGAAACTCCATATTTTAAGAGCTTAATCATTCCTAACAACAAGGCAGTTCTTGAGCAATTACGAAGAGATTTATTAGAGGTATATAATTCAAATACAATCACTACGACTGCTGAATATATTGAATTTGCGACTCTTTCTAATTTAACTTTATTTACAACTACTAATAATCAGACTTTTACATTTACTGGAAGCAATGGAACGCTTGGTAAATTTAGAGTATTAGCTGAAGTATATTTGACAAAATCAGGTACGTTTACAATTGCAGTATATCAAGGAGCGACTGAGATTTATAGTGAAACATTTAATCCTTCAGTTGATAATCAAGTTTATCAAATTGATTGGTTAATAGATTCAGTTTTAGATGCTAATGATGTAATAGCAATTCAAGTTACTTTTGATGCTTCAGAAGAATACGCAAGCGTAGTAACTAATATGACTTTCAGCTTTGTTGCTGATTATCCGCAAGCAGCGCCAGCTCATAAGGATGATTTGTTAAGCATGAAGAATCTTTTACCTAAAGGTATTCAGCAAAAGGATTTCTTTGCTTCAATTTGTAGATTATTTAATCTTTATGTATTTGAAGATACAGATATTGATAAGCATTTATTAATTGAACCATACATTGAGTTTTATTTAACTGGTGCTGGATTCTTAAAAATTAATGATTTAGGAGAATTGCTTTTGCATGGAGAATCGGGAGATGCTACTGGATTGCTTTTGCTTTCTGATCCTACTGCTGACTCCGTAGATTGGTCAAATAAAGTAGATTATAGCAAAGAGGTAGTAATTACTCCAATGAGCGAAATGAACGCTAGATACTTTGAGTTTAAGTATAAGGAAGATGATGATTATTACAATGAAGCATATTTCAAGAAATATAATCAAACTTATGCAGATCGCAGAGAAGATAGCAAATATCAATTTGCAGATGATAGTCAAAATGTAGAAGTAATATTTTCCCCTTCAGTTTTAGTAGGAAGAGGAGGAGATGATAAACTATGCGCTTCTATATTTAAAAAGAACGGAACTGCTGAAGTTTCTACTGATCATAATATCCGCATTATGCAATTTGCTTACATTGAAGGGGTTGATTCTTGGAAAATTAAAAATGCGACTAATGATTCTACTGGTAACTTACATACTGGTACTACATACGGTTATGCTGGGCATTTAGATAATCCAGAAATTCCTACAAACGATTTAAATTTTGGAGTTCCAAATCAGGTATATTTCTCGCTATTAAATCAATATCCAACTACTAACTTATTTACTGCGTTCTGGGGAGATTATATAGCTGAGATTACTGCGAAGGATAGTAAGCTTCTTACTTGCTATTTATACTTGACAATCGAAGATATTTATTCGCTAAATTTTGCTAGGTTAATTTATATTAATGGAGCTTTATGGCGCTTAAATAAGATTATTGATTTTAACCCAACCATACTACAAACGACTAAAGTAGAACTATTAAGAGTAATTGAATTAACATACGCAAGCTAATGGCGCAAAAAGAAGAAGTAATAGTTAAGCTGAAAGTAGATACTGGCGATAGTGCTAAAGATGTTGCTGAGGTATCGGGTGCGATTGACGAAGTAAGCGATAGTAGTAAGAAAGCCGCTAAATCTGCTGAAAGTGCTAAAGGCGCTTTTAGTTCATTAGGACAAGCAGTTAAAACTTTAGCGTCTGCTTCGATTATTCTAAAAGTATTCGAAAAGTTTGGCGAAATTTTAGGGCAAAACTCTAAGATCACTAAAATACTTGCAACTGCTACTGAGGCTTTATCAATTATTGTAGGAGATTTTGTAAACTTTATTGTAGACAATACTCAGCCAGTAATTGATTTCTTTAAGAATGCTTTTGAAAATCCTACTGAATTTGCTTCAAAATTAGGCGATGCAATTAAAGATAATTTAATTGAGCGTTTTAATTCATTATTAGAAGTTGCTGGTTTTGTAGGTACTGCTTTAAAAAAATTATTTGCTGGAGATTTTGCTGGTGCAGCTCAAGCAGCTAAAGAAGCTGGAAAAGAATTAGTAGATGTTGCTACTGGAGTAGAAGACACTACTGGCAAAATTGGCAAACTTGCAGAAAAAGTATTAGACTACGGTAAGAAAGTTTTAAAGACTGCAAAAGATAATGTTGAATTGCAAAATACGGCAGAATTAGCCGCACTTAAATTACAAGGTTTAATTGAGCAATATGATCGTTTAGCTGAGAAAGAAAGACAAATAAGAGATGATACTTCTAAGTCCATTAAAGAGAGAGCAGATGCTAATGAAAGATTAGGTCAGGTATTAGAAAAATCTCAAGCAGCACAATTACAACAAGCTGGACTTTTACTTCAAGCAGCAGATGCAAATCTGAAAAAAGATTCAACTAATCAAGCATTTTTAAGAGCAAGATTAGAGGCAACTAATCAGTTAGCAGCAATTCAAGCTCAAGTTGAAGGATTTAGATCAGAACAATTAATAAACCAAAATGCTTTATTATTAGAGCAACAAAACCTAGACAAATCTAGAGTTCAAAATGTTAATGCTTTATTACTTGCTCAAAAGAAAGCTAATGCTGAATTAATTGTTGATGAGCAAGAAAGAGCAATAGCTAAACGTAAAATATTAGATGAAGAATCTGCTTTAGAAATAAAGCGTCTTGAAGATAATGTAAAACTTTACAAAGATGGTACTCAAGCTAAAGTAGATGCTGAGAATGAATTTGCAACTAAAAAGCAAGAGATTGAGAATAATAAATTAATAGCTGATAATGATATTAGAAGCATTTATTATAATCGCCAAATTGAAGATTTGCAGTTTATTCAAGCAAATGAACTTGCTAAATTTGATGCCAAGAGAGCAGCAATTGATGCGGAAATTGCAGCAGATAAAGAACTATATGATAAGAAATTAATCAGCGAAAGAGAGTATAATAAAAGAACTGCTCAGTTAACTAAAAATAGAATTGATTTAGATACTGCTGAAAGACAAGCAAAAGAGGCTAATGCTCAAGCAATTGGCGGAATACTTGGAGCGCTATCTGGTCTTGCAGAACAAGGAACTGCTTTGCAAAAAGGATTAGCTTTAGGTCAAGTAGCAATTGATACTGGTACTGCTATTTCAGCATTAGTAGCAAACTCTTCTAAGAACCCTTTAAACTCTGTTTCTTTTGGTTCTGCTGGTGCGCTTCAGTATGCTACTGGATTAATTCAGATTTTAACAAATATAGCTAAGGCTAAATCAATTATTGAATCTGTACCTGGCGGATCAACTGGATCAGGAGCAAGTTCACAAATAGCTGGATTGTCTACAAGTGCGCCAGTTACTCCTACATTTACTCCAGTAGCTCCAACTGCTTTAGATGCAGCAAGTTTAAATACAATAAGCAACGTAGTAGCTAGAGCTTATGTAGTAGAGTCGGATATAACTGGAACACAAAAAAGAATTAAAAGAATCGAAAACGCAGCAAGAATATAACTATGGATTTACCAATTTACCAGCTAGAGATTAGCGATGATTTAAACGATGGCGCAGAAGTGGACTTCGTAGCGTTAGTAGATAGACCAGCAATTGAGCGCAACTTCTTAAAGTTCAAGGAAGCGCGTAATAACTTTGCTATTCAATCAGAAGACAGAAGAATAGTATCAGGAGCTTTGATGCTTGCGGATACGCCTATCTATCGCAACGATCAGAATGGAGAATACTATGTAACATTCACAAAAGAAACCATTGAGAAGATAGCACAGAAATTCTTTAAGAAAGGCTACCAGTCAAACGTAAACTTGATGCACGATGAAGCACAAGCAGTTGATGGCATTACTTTGTACGAGTCATTTATTGTAGATTCCGATAGAGGCATAGCTCCAATGAAAGGATTTGAAGACTCTCCAGAAGGTTCTTGGTTTGGTAGCTTCAAAGTAGAGAATGAAGATGTTTGGCAGAAAATTAAGAGCGGAGAATTTAAAGGATTTTCAGTTGAAGGTATATTTAACTATAAAAAAGAAAAGCAACCAATTAGTGTAGAAGAAGCAATGTGGTCGCAGATTGTTAGCATCTTGGAGCAAGTTAAACGATAAAGTATTTTAATTAATTTATTTATAAACAAAAGTAAAACAAACAATGACAGTTAAACAAGGAATTGAGCAAATCAAAGTATTGCTTTCTGGTCAAGCAGAATTGCAAACTGAAGAGGTAGCGCAAGAGCCAACTACTGAGTTGACTTTCGAAACGTATGATCTTATGGATGGTACTAAAATCGATTTGTCAGCTTTAGAAATTGGTGGAGATGCTATGCTTGTAGACGAGTCTGGTAATTCAGTTGCTGCGCCTAGTGGCGAGTATGAGTTAGCAGATGGCACGATGGTTTCAGTAATGGATGGTAAGGTAGAAGGTATCGAATCTCCAATAGCTGAATCTCCAGCGGTAGAAGAAGAAATGACTGAAGAGTCAAATCAATTCGATGAAATGGATGCAACAATTAACTACTTGAAAGCAGAGAACGAAGCTTTAAAAGCTAAGTTAGATGAGATGGATGGTAAGTTTAATCAAGCATTCGAAAAGGTTTTTGTTTTGGTAGAAGAATTAGCTAAGATGCCTAGCGCAGATGCTATTCAAGCTCCTAAGCAATCATTTAAAGTAATGGATTCAAAGGCGGATAAAGTTGATCGCTTCTTGAACAAGTTTGTAAAATAAAAAAATCACAATTTAAATTAAAAAAAAATGGCATTTGTAGTAAGTTCATTAGCTAATTACACAGAGGAGAACGTAGCACAATTAGTAGCTTCTTCTGTATTAGGCGCGAAAACGGCTTCTTTGATCAAAGCTCAAGGAAACGTAATGGTAGGCGTTAAGTCTGCTGAAACAATCAATATTATGGACACAGATACTATCTTCCAAGATGGTGCTTCTTGTGGCTTTACTTCTTCTGGTTCTACTACGTTCACTCAGCGTACAGTTACAGTAGGTAAAATTAAAGTAAACGAGTCTTTATGCCCTAAAGATTTAGAAACTAAGTATTTACAAAAAGCATTAACTGCTGGTTCTACTTACGATTCTATCGCATTCTCTGCTGAGTACTCACAACGTAAGGCTGATAAGATTGCTGCTCAATTAGAGACTGCTATCTGGCAAGGAGATACTGGTTCAGCTAACGTAAACTTGAACAAGTTTGACGGTTTGAACAAGTTAGTTGCAGCAGCTTCTGCTTCAGTAGTTCACGCAAACACTACTACTTACTATGGTACTCCATTGGCAGCTTCTGCTGGTATCACAGTTTCTAACGTAGTAGCAGTTTTAGATGCAGTTTACAAGGCTATCCCAGCTGAGATTGTAGGTAAAGACGATGTTGCAATCTTCGTAGGACAAGATATCTTCCGTACTTACACAATCGCATTGAAGAATGCTAACTTGTTCGCTTATACTTTTGATGGCAAAGCAGATTCAGAGTTTATGCTTCCAGGTACTCAAATCAAAGTTATCGCAACTCCAGGTTTGAATGGTACTTCTAAAATTTATGCAGCTCGTTTAAGCAACTTGTTCTTAGGAACTGACTTGTTGAACGAAGAAGAGCGTTTTGAGTTGTTCTTCGCTAAAGAAGCAGATCAAGTACGTTTTGTTTCTGAGTTCAAGATGGGAGTTAACTTCGCATTCCCTGCTGAAATTGTTGACTTCATTTTAGCATAATCTTACAATAGGTTCGGGGAGCTTCCATTGGATTGGACTCCCCTAATTTTAACACTTTAAAGAAAAATAAATATGGCTTGCGCATTGACTCAAGGATATACATTAGATTGTAGAGATTCTTTAGGTGGAATAACCGAAGTTTACTTTATTGAAAAAGGGAACGTTACTTCAACAACTCAAGCTTCTGGCGTTATTACGGCAGTAGTGAAAGCTTCAAGTAAAGTATTCCGTAAGTATGAATTAGTACCTGGTACTTCTTCTCTTACTGAGAATATCAACGCTTCAGTTCAAAATGGTACGGTATTCTACGCACAAGAATTATCCATTATTTTAAACAAATTACAAGCTAATACTCGTAACGAAATTTTATTACTTGCTCAGAATTCTTTGGCAGCAGTAGTAGGAGATAACAACGGAAAGTATTGGTACTTAGGTAAAGTTCATGGTATCAACATCACTGGCGGTTCTGGCGCAACTGGTACTGCTCAAGGAGATCGTTCTGGTTACACTTTGACTTTCAGCGGTTCAGAAGGAGAATTAGCTCCAGAGGTATCTTCGGGTATCATCGCAGGTTTAACGGTAGCTTCGTAAGATAGTTCGTTTGGTTGGCGAGAGAATTGGGTAGGCAGCAGTCCTACCCTTTTTTCGTTTAAGGATAAAAATAAATTAATTGCTATTTATTAACGATGATTCACTTGACTAAAGGACAGACTGAGAATATAGTTTTAACGCTAACTGAGAAAGCTACATTGACTTCTCCTAATTGGCTATTTATTTTCAAGTCAAGAGTAACGAATGAGACAGTAAGTTTTGTAGTTCTAGGTAACTCAGATTTGTCAAGCTATACAGACAGATTTAATAGCTTTAACATTGTAGTTAATACTCACTTTTCTAATAAGACTAGCGGAGAATATACATACACGATTTACGAGCAAGCAAGCTCAAGCAATACTAATCCAGCGAATGCTACTGGCATCGTAGAAGTAGGGCAAATGAGCCTAAAAGATGCAACAGATTTTAGCTTTACTAGCTACACGAATACGACTAACACTTACAAAGTAAGAGATATATGAGTAATGAACTATTAGTGCTTTCTTTTGCAGAAGCCAAGCAACCAGAATACAAGGAGAAGAAAGGCGAAGGCGGAGGCTATATTGAGTTTGGACACAAAAACGAATATCCGAATTATCTAGTTGATTTGTTTAATAAGTCCGCGAAGCATAATGCGATTATCAAAGGCAAGGTTAACTATATTACTGGTAATGGTTTCAAAATCGTAGGGGACGCCGATCCCATTGGTGAACAATTCATCGCAAGCGCAAATCAATCAGAATCGTTAACCGAAATTCTACGCAAAGTTTCTACTGATATTGAGATATTCGGAGGAGCTTATTTGCAAATTATTTGGAGTCAAGTAGGAGAGAATCTTTCTGAGATTTATCACTTAGACTATACAAAGGTTAGAGCCAACGAAGACAATACTCAGTATTGGTATTCAGATAATTGGAAGGATCAAAAGTATAAGAAAGAAGTATATAACGCTTTCAATTCTCAGTTAAGAACTGGCACTCAGATTCTTTACCTAAAGGAGTATCGTCCTAACTTGAATGCTTATGCTTTACCAGGTTATTTTGGTGCTTTAAATTACATTGAATCAGACATTGAGATTTCTAAGCACGTTTTAGGAAATGCTCAAACTGGTTTCTCAGCAAGCAAGTTAATTACTCTTCCAAATGGAGAGCCGACAGATGATGAGAAGCGTACAATTGAGCGCAAGTTTACAGAACGCTTTACTGGATCAGATGGTAAGAAGTTTATTCTTAGCTTTACAAACGATGCTTCACGCAAGCCTATTGTAGATGATTTAGGAGCTTCAGATATTACTAAGGAAGATTTCCAAAACGTAGATAAATTAATTCAGCAAAACTTATATGCTGGACACCAAATTACTGCGCCAGATTTATTCGGTATTGCTACTCCTGGACAATTAGGAACGCGCCAGCAGATGCGTGATTCATACGAGATATTTAAAAATACTTACGTTAATGACAAGCAAATATATCTTGAACAAGTATTCAGTCTACTTGCCAAATTACATGGTGCTAGTGGGATATTGCAAATCGTACCGGTAGAACCTATCGGAATCGAATTTAGCGAAGCGGTAATTAAAGAGCTTGCTCCTAAAGAGTGGATTCTTGAGAAGTTAGGTATTGACTTAACTAAGTACGATCAAGCTACTATTAATGATGCAGTTCCAGTTCAACAAGAGCAATTAAAAGCAAGTTTTTCTGAAGATGATATTATCTCAATATTTGCAGAGTTTGGAGTTAGCAAAGAAGAGTATTCAGTATTTAAAAGTAAAGAAGTATTCTCTTCCGATATTAGCGAGCAAGAAGAGCAGATGCACATGGAGTTCGCTGAACAAGCGCTAACTGTTTTAGAGGCTAGTATCTTAGATTTAATTCAAAAAGATAAGCGTATTACTGCTGAAGTAATTGCTGGATCATTGAAAACAGATATTAATATCATTAAGCGAGTTCTTGAAGGCTTATCTGCAAAAGAGATTGTAAAAATTAAAGATGTTAACGGAGTAATTGAAAGAAGTTTGCCTAAGCCATTGAGCCAATTGAATGCTCCTAAGCCACAGACTTCTACTTTCATGGTTCGTTATTCTTATGAGTGGAGAACAGATATTCCTTCGAATCAACGCAATACTCCAGCGCATCCAAGCAGACAATTCTGCTCACGTTTAATGCAGTTAGATAGATTATATAGTAGAGCAGAGATAGAGCAAATCAGCGCAAGATTAGGTTACTCGGTATTTGATCGTAGAGGCGGTTGGTGGACTAAGCCAAATGGAGACCATTCTCCAAGTTGCAGACATTTGTGGATGGCATCTACGGTTATAAAGAAAAGTTAGCAATTTGTGTCTACATTTTATTATATTTGTGAAAACAAAAATATATAAAGATGAGATACATTTATTTAATTAAAGATCCTACTAACGATTTAGTAGTTTATGTTGGAGAAACTTCTAACGTTAAAGAGCGTTTTATTTCTCACAAATGCGGGAATGCCAGTAATTTTTCTAAAGAAAAAATGGAATGGACTAATAATCTTAAAAAGTTAGGATTGTCCCCAAAGTTTGAAATTGTTAAAATAGTTGATACTAAAGAGCAAGCATTAATTGAAGAGAATAATCTAATTATGGATTATATCAACAAGGGGTTTAAGCTATTTAATATTAAAAATAGAACAACTATTAAGCAGTACGATTTAGAAGGTAATTTAGTAGGAGAATATACTAACAATACTGAAGTAATTAAAAAAACTGGATTAAGACCTAGAATGGACAGAGCAACTTCTGGAAATTACCAATGGAGTTATTCAGATTTTAAACCAGAATTAATAGTTAAAAAAGAGTTAGGTAAAAAAGTTAGATGCAAAAAAGTTTTGCAAATTGATAAAAACGAAAATATAGTAGCAGAATTTGAAGGGGTTAGAATTGCTTCAAAAATAACTGGGATAGATCACAGAAGTATATCTCAAGTTGCTTCAGGAAGTTTAATTAGAAAAACTGCTGGAGGATTTAAATGGAAATACAAGTAATATGAAGAATACACTATTTATCTCGGCAAATACAATTAAAGAAAGAAGCGCTTTGCATACAAATGTAGATGATAAGCTACTACTTCCAGAAATAAAAACTGCTCAGGATATTTATATTCATCCACTTTTAGGAACTGCGCTATACGAAAGACTTCAGGATGGAGTTGACAATGCCAATTTAACGGCTGATGAAGTTGCACTATTGGACAACTTTGTAACTGATACGCTTATCTACTACGTTTTATCAGAACTTCCTACTGGACTTAGCTACCAATTTTACAATAAAGGATTAGTACGCAAGACTTCTGATAATACGGATCAACCTCAGATGCAAGATTTGCTAGACATCTCTGCAAGATATCGCAAGAGAGCTGAATTTTATGCGGAGCGCATGGTTAAATTCTTGAAGCAAAACGCAGCGCAAGGGAAATATAATTTATATTTGAATCCAGGTTCTGGACTAGATGCAATTCATCCAGATAATTCTGCATATTCTACGACTATTTACTTAGGCGATTGTGAAGGTTGCGGAAGTGGTTTATCATTCGAAGAAAAGTATCAAGGTCAAACTGGTTTCTGTTGCTAATATGCCGAAAGATTATAGTAGAAAAAACATTGAAAAGTTAAAGATTTATTTAAGTCAAAATGGCGATAAAACAACTAACATTAAATCAGACAGTCAAGCTGATAAAGGATATAGCACTAAGCCACGACCAAATTAATACGGTCTATTTTGGCGATGTGTGGGAGTTTTTAGCACAAGCTGATAATGTTTATCCAGCGATGTTTTATTCGCTTACTGGAAGCCAAATAAACGGCAAATCTTTAGACTTAAACTTTAGCTTATTCTTCTTAGATAGACAACTTCAAGATGAAAGCAATGAAACGGAAGTGCTTTCTGATCAATTGCTAATAGCTCAAGATATAATTTCTATGCTTCGCTTCCCTAAATTTGATTGGGAGATTGGCGATAGTATATCTTTAGAATTTTTTACAGAAAATGAGAAGGACTATTTAGCTGGTGTTAAGGCTGATATAGTGGTAAGCTTCCCGATGTTATCAAATAGATGTCAAGTTCCAAGCGATTTTAATTATCCAAATTAATGGCAAATAAAAAAATAAACCAATTAGTAGCTAAGACTACGATTCAGAGTACAGATTTATTTCCGTTAGGAGATGCGACTACTGGGCAGTTGTTCAAGAAGACTATCGCTGACTTGCAAGCTGCAATTGGTGGCGCGGTAATTTCAGTAAATGGTCTAACTGGAGCTTTAGTTTTAGATACAGATGACATTCAAGAATTAGCTTCGCCTACTAATAGATATTTTACAGAGGCAAGATCAAGAGCTGCAATAAGCTTAACTACTACTGGTTCTTCTGGAGCTTCTACTTATTCTTCTTCTACTGGAGTTTTAAACGTTCCTACTTATACCTTAGCTGGACTTGGTGGTATTACTGCTAGTTTCTTATCAGGTACAAGTGGCATATCTTATAACTCTTCTACGGGTGTAATTAGTTATACGGGAACAGTTTACACAGATGCTTCTATTCGAGCGTTAGTAAGTGCAACTGGAAATATTTCTTATAATTCTTCTACGGGAGTATTTAGCACTTCGTTAACTCAGTACACAGATGCACTTGCAAGAGCAACACTTAGCGGAACTGCTCCAATTACTTATAACTCTACGACTGGAGCAATAGGAATTACACAAGCTACAACTTCAACAAATGGATATTTAAGTAGCACAGATTGGAATACATTTAACGGCAAACAATCTACTTTAACGCTTGGCAACTTTACAGAAGCTACAAGCTCAGTCCTTACAATTACTGGAGGAACTGGAGCAATTATAGGAAGCGGATTAAGCGTTCAAGTAAAGCAAGCTACAACTTCTGTAAGCGGTTTTTTATCTTCAACCGATTGGAATACGTTTAACGGCAAACAGAATACAATTACCAATCCAGTTACTGGTACTGGTACTTCTGGTTATCATGCTAAATGGACTTCAGGCACTGCAATTGGCAATGGTATTATTTATGATGATGGAAACCAAATAGGAATTAATGTAACTCCTCCAACTTGGTTTACTAACTTTAAAGGACTTAATTTACCTAATGGTTCTTTTATTGGATATTCTACTAATGGATCAATATTTTTAAGTCAAAATTTATATTTCAATTCTGGTGGATCTTGGACTTTTATTAATACTGGTACTGGTGGTCAGCATAGTATAGATGGAACTGGAAATCATACTTTTTATACTGCTGCAAGTGGTAGCGCTGGAACTGCTGCTACTTTAGTAGAACGTATGCGAATTTCTGCTGCTGGAAACGTAGGTATTGGTACGACTTCTCCTACTGGCTTATTACAACTAAATGGTTCCATTTCAAATAGTGCAGATTCGGCAGCATTTACAATTAAGCAATCTAGTACTAGTTATAATAATGGAATTTATTTAGAAAGATCAGGAGAAAGAAACGGTTATCATATATATATCGGAGGAGGCGCAGATGCACTTACTTTTAGAAGAAACTATTTTGGTACTCAGTCTGATGTAATGTCTTTAACAAGAGATGGAAACGTAGGTATAAATACCACAACTCCTGGAGGTAAACTTCAAGTTTCTGGTGGAGATCGTGGAACTGGAATTAGAGTAGAAAGTAGTACAAATGCTGCTATTGCATTTTATAATTCTACATCTGTTAGAGAATATCAAATATTTTCTCAAAGTACTGGAGATTTTTCGATTTATGATGAAACTTCTGGGGCATATCGTTTTAAAATAAAATCAAGTGGAAACGTATTAATTGATACTACAACCGACAACGGAGAGAAACTTTATGTTAATGGTTCAATCCGAGCAACTGGTTCTATTACTGCTAACTCAGATGTTCGTCTAAAGAAAAACATTGAGCGCATCGAAAACGCTTTGCAAAAAGTAAGCGAAATCTCTGGCTATACTTACAATACTATCTACGATGAAGATCGCCACGCTGGAGTAATTGCTCAAGAGATTGACAAAGTTTTACCTGAAATTGTAAACAAAGGCAACGATGGTCTTATGGGTGTTGAATACGGAAACATTTCAGCGCTATTAATTGAGGCGATTAAAGATTTAAAAGTACAAAACGATTCTTTACAAGCAAGATTGTCTGCTTTAGAAAAATAGTATGGCTTTACAGAGTGCGGGCGAAATGTCCTTCGCAGATGTGTATAATGAAATAACGGGGGAATCTTTACAGAATCCTCCGATTTCTATTACATTAGCCGAGCTTGGACAATTACAAAACGCTTCAGGGCAGACTATACCATTAAACCAAAATTCGCCTTATAAGCCAGATGGTGTTTTACCTACTGTCTTCCCAGATGAATGGTATCGCTACTGCCAAACTTGCGGAGTACCTAAGCCATTCCTTCAGATTACCAAAGCTTCAACTCCAACTGCTAACGCTGGCGAAGATTTTAACTACTTCATTACAATTACCAATAACGGAGAAACTTCTGCGATTGGAAATATTTATATTTACGATACTGTACCGAATAATATAATCATAAACTCCGTAACTGGTAGTAATATGACTTACACGGTAACCGGGCAGAATGTAGTTATTACTTATACTGGTGGCTTAGGAGTAGGGCAATCAGTTTCGTTTTACATTATCGTCAAGACTTTCTATTCGGGAACGTTTTACAACCAAGCTTCTTGTAATGGCGGAGGCGATAATACTATTCGCTATTCTAATACTACAGCTACAAGCGTAAATACTGCTACCTATACAAGTACTAAGACAGAGCGCAGAGATAGAACGCTTCAACGTAATAACTGCGGTAGCTTAGGTACTGGATCATACGTTCAAGTTTGGAGTCCTTACTTTACTAATACCTATACGAGCTACATTAGCCAAGCAGATGCGGATGCACAAGCTACCAATCTATCTGTAACTCAAGCGAATAACTGGTTAGATGCTAACGCTCAAAACGTAGCTAATCAAATGGGTACTTGTGGGTATGTTTATCCTACTGGAGAGTTAATAATCACGGGAGAATCTCAATCTACGAGAGGCTTATCTTTTTACTTGGTTATTACCGTAAAAATAAATACTGCTTATACAGTAGGAACTACTACTATTAATTTGCCTTTGCCTTCTGGCATATCTTACAAGGATGTTTTTAACGTTCCTCCAGGTTGGTCTTTGAGCGTATCAAGCAATATGATTGTTATCTCTAATCCTTCACAATTAGAGCCAGGTTACAATCAAGGAATAGGCATAAGATTTAATTCTTTAGAAGTAGGAAATTATAACTTAACTGCTTCAATGTTTGGAGGCGGATTAGTTAATACTGTTTACTCAAATAGCTTTAACCATATTATCAGAACTCCAGCGGTTTATTCGTTAACTGCATTTGCTGAAAACCAAGATTTTACATACGGAGGTAATGGATTAGATTTGCCTATTCCAGAAGGAGATATTTACGCAGTTCCAACGGATAGAGCTTATTATACTGCGGTATTGGATATTAGTAGCGGAGAAACAAATAACGATTCCTTAGATTTTAAGGTATATATGCCCGCTCATTATCCAGGATCACAAATTAAATGTATTTTAAATACTACTTATTGGGAGTTTGCTTATAGCGCACCAGCGGGAGCGGTACAAATAACTCCTAAAGGAAGCGTTCCAATTGGCCAGTATTACTTTAGATTTTATATTGATATGCCAATAGATTACTATTTGGCAGAAGATAGCCCAAATCCAAGCGGATTAAGAGTAAAGGATACTTTTCAATTAGTTAACTTTATCCAAAGTGCAGCCTTTTATTTTAGCCCTAATAATTTTTATATTATTCAGCGTTATGCGTACATAAGATGGGCGGCTAATTATTCAGTCCAATTAAGCTACAAATTCGAAAGAGTACCAAGCAATCCAAATAGCTTAAACTTAGTGCATAGGTCTTACAATACTAGCACAGATGTACAAGTAAACTTTAACGGAGTACCTGATACTTCGGCGCATTTCTTAAAATTTATTTACTACCTTGATCCAGCAAGAGGAAGCGGAGAAGTAATGCCAAGCTATGGCGGAAGCTATTATCTTTATTATGTAAACTCTGGCTTTCCTAATTACCAAAACTTGCAATATTTTGTAATTCAAATCAAGACTGACTTATATCAAAGTGGGCAAGAGATTAGGCAAGCAGTTACTAAGACTGGTTACTTTGAATACACGGTACAAAGCTTAGTTCCTAATCCTAAGTTACTTTATGGAGAGATGCTTATTTATGTTAATGCAGATGGAAGCTATGATTATGGAAATGTATAATTAAAACAAATATAATTTTGCTATTTATTAGAGAACCAAACAACTAACGTAATGAAATTAGATTTTAACTTTGATTTTTTAGGACTAGACGAGATTGCATTTGAAGGTGGAAACGCTGGCAAAATGCTTTCTGGAGCATTAGCTGGAGCAAGCAAAGGCGATGCTTTAAAGTTCTGGGATTGGGCAAAGAAATTATTTAAAGGCGAGGTATTAGACTTAGACAAGTCAGACCAAGAAACACTAAAAACATTTATTAAAGATTCGGAAAGCTTTACTATATTGGCTAAAGCTCAATTATTAGAAGTATTTATTAAAGACTAATTATGATCGTATTCATCGTTCCAGTTAAAGGAGTAAGAGAAATCGCTGATCGTGTTGAATTAAACGTAATTAACTACGCTTTAAATCAACCTTATCAAAACTTATACTTCTGTTTAAAATCTCAATTCAATCCACAAATTGAAGAAGGCAATCTTATTATTCCAGAATCTATCGTTTCACAATGGGGCGTTTCCGATTCTATTATTATAGATTGGGCTTTAGAAACTCTTGGATTAACTGAGAGAGAAGGAGAATTAACTGAAGAAGAACAATCACAAGTAGGCCATTTGTAAGATATGAACTTTGATTTTGAAAACGTTATTTTCCCAGCTATCATATCTGCGTTTACTGGTTTCTTTGGTTGGCTAATTGGTAGAAATAAAGAGAAGGTAGAAATACAAGGCTCTGAGATTACCAACGTTCAAGAGGCTATAAAGATTTGGAGAGAAATGGCAACAGATATGAAAGCGGAAGTAGCGGAATTAAAAGAGAAGATTGAGTTGCTTACAACTGAAGTGCATACGCTCCGCACGGAGAACGTAGAGCTTCGCCAGAAACTAGAAGGACAACCAAATGAAAGTAAACGCAATCGGCGCAAAGGGACTGAGCCTGATCAAACAGTTTGAGGGACTTCTCTTAAAGCCATACAAATGCCCAGCTGGCATTCCTACAATTGGCTACGGTGCTACTTACTATCCTAACGGATTAAGAGTAACAATGAGCGATAAAGCAATCACGGAAGGACAAGCTTCTACGATGCTAATGAATATGCTAAAAACGTATGAAAAATCAGTTGACTCATTTTGTCGCGATGACATTAATCAAAACCAATTTGATGCCTTATGCGCATTCGCTTATAATGTGGGTGTCAATGCTCTAAAAAATAGCACTTTACTAAAGAAGGTAAACAATAATCCGCAAGACGTTACAATTCGTAACGAGTTCTTAAAGTGGAATAAGGCAAACGGCAGAGCTTTGAAGGGTTTGACTAATCGCAGAATAGCAGAAGCTGACTTATATGAATCTTGATCAATACACTAATGTAATAAAGGCGGTAACTTGGTTACTTCTTTTGTTTTTTGTAGCCATAGTTTACAAGGATTGCACAAAAAAGCAGACGAATATTCAGCCAAAATCTACATTAATTCAGACCAATGAAATCAAATCAGAAATTCTTAAACTCGATTCCGTTACTTATCGGATTCCTTTTACTTACTCAGATAGCGAAAGGACAAATTTCCTACTTAGATACTCCAAAATACGGTAAGCAAATCTGCGTTCCAGTAGAGTTTATGGATACATTAATCCACGACTTGAAAGAGCGCAAGATACTCTTAAAGAAAGATTCGGTTTCTAAGGCTTATATCTCAATCCTAACGGACGAAAACTACGCAAGACAAGCAAAGATATGGGAAGGCGAAAAAGCTTTGCTTAAAAGCGAAAAGAAAAGAATGCGTAACGGATGGCAAAGAAATTTCTTTATCTTGTCAACTATTCTAGTAAGCTATTTATGTATAAAATAGAAATCGAACCAGTGGGCAAAAAACCAGACGAAGAATTAACAACGTTAAAAATGCTTGGCACGATGCTGGACATTTTGGAAACTGTAAATCAAATGGACGATTCTACTTTTGTCCTACGCATGAAGCTCGCTAATAACTTAGAGTTTCTTGTTGATCAAATAATGAGCGAATATGAGCAACAAAACAAGTAAGATAGATCAGATTAGAAGCCATTTCAACGCGACTAATTTAACAAGAGTAGACTTCGAACGTGAAAACTGGGAAACCTATGGCTACGCAAGCCAAGAAGCATTCCACAAAAAGATGACCAGGTACGGAATTTCAGTAAAGGCGCGTTCTGAATATTTTAAACAAACAAGACCTTCGGCTAAAATTGAAAGCTTTGACTTGGACGAATTAGATAGCTTTGGTATTGAACCTGGTATTGGTAAAGAGTACACAAGCGCACGGCTTCCAGAGCATTTAAAAAAGATTGGAATACTATCCGACATTCACGTTCCTTTTCATTCCTTAGAAGCTCTTACTTGCGCAATTAGATACCTAAAAGAACAAGAGATAGATTGCCTTTATTTAAACGGGGATACCTTCGATTTTTATTCTATTTCAAGACACGAGAAAGAAAAGGACTTACGGGACTTTGTTCGAGAGATTGAAATGTGCAGAGGCTTTATGCAAAAGCTAAGAGATATTTTTCCATTGATTCCAATATACTTTAAAGCTGGGAATCATGAGAATCGCTATCAGCGTTATTTGTACGCGCAAGCAGAAGAGTTTGCTGGACTTAATGAGCTTCAGTTTGATAAGTTCTTCCGATTGGATCACTTGAAAATTGAATGGGTAGAAGATTGGCAAGGCATGGAGATGGGCGATCTACTTGTTTGTCATGGTCATGAGATCATGGCTGGAGGAATGAATCCTTCGCAGACTACATTCAACAAGACCTTTTGCAATACTTTGATCGGACACGTTCATAGAACTACTAGCACAACTAAGAAAGATGGATTTAAAAACTTCATTCATAGCTATTCGACTGGATGTCTTACCCATTTATCGCCGAAGTATTATCCATTCGCGCAGCATAATCATGGCTTTGCTTTGGTAGAGATCACAGAAGGCAAATCAAAAGTCCAGAACATTATGATAAAAGACGGAAAAATAGTTTAGTTTTGCATCAGTAAGAATTTTTTTCATAGTAGAAATAGGTTTAGTTTCCTTAGAAAGCCATTGGATTTTATCTGGTGGCTTTTTTGTTGCTCTAAAAATAATTTAAAAAAAAGTTTTTTTATTACGAATTAAGTATTACCTTTGACATATCAAAAAACAAAAACCTTTCTAAATGAAAAACATTATCACACTTTTAATCGGAGATTTCAGCAAGGCTGATATTATCCCATTTGCAAAGCAAGTAGCTTTTATTTTAGCAGCTTTAACTTTCTACTCTTTATTATCATGAAAGTTATAAAAGCACAGTTCAAAGATCAAGGCGGAATTTATACCATGACCTGGTCTTACAATCCTGAACTTTGGGAAGTAAAGGATATCATTCAAAACGAATGCAAAAAAAATCGTTCAACCTTTATCAAATTTATTGATTATGAAAAATCTAATTAAATCGCTTTCTGATTTTCAGAACGACTGCCCAATTATCCACAAGGATACCAAAGGCCACAACTATACCTACGCAGATTTGCCACAAATCTTTAGCGTAATAAATCCATTACTTAAAAAGCATAAGCTTTGCTTTACGCAGTTACTTGAGAACGATGGTATCAAGACTATTCTATTTCATGTAGAAAGCGGAGAGCAATTAGAAAGCTTCACGCAAATACCAAAGGTAAAACTTGGAAGCATGAACGATTACCAAGCCTATGGTTCTGGAGTTACTTACTTTCGTAGATATGCTTTAAGTTCAATGCTTGGCTTAATTACTGACAAGGATATAGATGCAGCTGGAGTTCAAGTCAAAGATTCATTTGATACAAAGCTAATCGCTAACTGCAACACAGAGGAAGAATTAACTACTCTCTATTCTAAATATAAATCAAGCTTAACAGATTCAGATATTAAATTATTCACTAACCGTAAACTACAACTAACAAAGTAATGGAAAAGCAAGAAAAAGTATTCGCAGATGGTTTTATTTTCAAACGTTCAGACAATGCTCCGGACTGGGTGGTCGGCAATATGTCGGTAAAGGTAGAGGATGCAATCGCATTCCTACAAGCAAACGCAAAGAATGGCTGGGTTAACTTAAAGATCAACGCAGCAAAGTCAGGAAAGTTCTATATGGAGCTTGATACTTGGGAGTCAAAAGCAAAGGTTCAACCGCAAGTAGAATCTGATGATATTAGTCCAATGCAAATGGCAATCATGAACGAAAGACAACTTCAAGCAAATCGTAAATCAGACCTTCCTTTCTAATGACAACGCAAGAGATAGCAGAATTTGAGTTTATGCGTATCAGTTTACGCATGATTCTTAACGGAAGCAAAGAAGCTTTCGAGGCATATCAGCAAGTAGTAGCCAAGCACCTTGCAAAAGAGGTAGAGCTTGGAAGAATTAGCGAAGATTTAAGAGATTACTTAACTAAAAAACAAATCGGAGATGAAACCAGGTAATTATATTTTTACATATGTTGACAATCTTGATCGCGGAAAATACTTACAAAGGCATTACTGCGGAACGCAAGAAGACATAGATAGACTACGCATAAGCATCGGAAGAGCTTATGGATATGTCGAAGAAATTGATAGTGAAGAAGAATTATTAAAAGAAAGAGAAGAGTATGAAAATCAAGAAGCTTAATTTATATCAAGAAGTGGCAGACAACTTAAACAAAAGAGGAGTCATGCCATTCTCAGCTAGACAATGGTCAATGCCTTTAGTGCAATCGGTTGTTTATGGCAAAGTTAAAAACGAGGAAGTAATGGACGAGGTAAAACGAGTTATGGAATCTAAACAAATTAACCATGAATTTTCAAGGTAAATCAAAACAGAATTACGATGCAGCTGAGTTCATTGCATTCGTAGGAGTTGTAGGAGCTGGAATAACTATATTGGCATACATCATATTTTTATTTTTAATGATTGGATGTCAAGCACCAGAGATTCCGCAACCAGCAAAAACTCCAAGCTATGCAAGGAGTACAACGATTCAACCGCAGTATAACGGATCAACTATTTTTCCAAAGTTCATACCCATTTTAAAATGAAAGATTTAACTTTTAACGAATGGCAAGCAAACTTGACCAAGCAATTAGAAAACGATTATCGAAAACTTAAACTTATAAAAGATGAGAAGCTTCATAAAGTACCACGAAGAAAATCCAGCAGTTTACGAGGAGTTCAAGAAGTACGCGTTTCAGCTAATAAATAGAGGCTACAAGCGTATCGGATCAAAGCAAATATTTGAAGTTATTAGATGGCATTCTATGGTGTCTGGTAACGACAAGTACAAGGTCAACAACAACTATACGGCAGACTATGCCAGGAAGTTTGAGAAAGATTTTCCAGATTACTTCGGAATTTTTTCGAAAAGGCTTTGTAATTCTGACAAATAGTTTTATATTTATAGCACAATTAGCTGAGAGGGTAGGAGTTCTTAGGTAATTAACAAGGTTTAAAAACCAGAGCCAGCTTTGCACTCCTACGCATCGCTGGCTTTTTTATTTTAAAAAAATGGAAGAAAAAAAATTTAAAAGAAGGGATAGGGTTTATGACGAAAGGTATGGTAATGGAATAGTAGATTACGCAGAGCATCATTTAATAGTAGAATTTGGAATTGGTAAATATGTTACATATGATTTAAAAGGTTATAGACATTATCCAGAAGAAAAAGAGCCAGTTTTAAAATTTAGATTTTAATCTATGAAATATTACCTACACGATTCTACTTCATTTAACGATGAAAAGATAACTGAACTCTATTTGGAGTTTGGCTATGAAGGTCTTGGTTTATTTTATACTATACTAGAAAAATTAGCATTACAAGAGAAGCCTATTAAAACAATTGTCTTAAAACACCAGCTAAATGTTGGTAAAAAATTAGAAAAATGTTGGAAGTTTATGGAAGAAATTGATCTTATTTCTTCAAACAATGGCGAAACTTTCAACAAACAACTGCTAAACTTTAGTAAAAAGTATCAAGTAAATAAAGAAAAAAACGCAAAACGTATTTCTGAATGGCGTGAAAATCAATCAGTTACAGAAAATGTAACAAGTTACAAAAGTGTTCGTAACGAGGATAAAGTAAAAGAAAGTAAAGTAAAAGAAAGTAAAGTAAATATATCTTTTAGCGAAATGCTTTCGCCATATCTTTTAGACTTAGAAAACGAATACGATAATTTCTTTTCTTATTGGACAGAAAAAAATAGTAAAGGTAAAGAGCGATGGGAATGTGAAAAGTTTTTCGATATTAGCAGAAGAATTAAAACATGGATGGGAAACAAAAATAAATTTATTCAAAATGGAAATTCAAACGACAAACCAAAGGGAACTAGCCACGACAGAATGGAAGCCCTCAGAAATTGGTAAAGGTTTAGGCATCCAGATTCTTCAAGCTCAAAATGGTTTAGCAATTAGAAAGCAAAACGAGGAAGATTTAAAGCAGGTACTGAGGTATGTTATGATCCTAGTAGGACTTAGAGGTAACAATCTACCAACTGATGAAGAAAAGCTTGTCTTAATCAATTTTATTAAAACAAACTTTGCTAATCAAACAATTCCAGAAATTAAGTTAGCTTTTGAGCTTGCAGTAGCTGGAAGATTTACGGTAGATGTAAAGACTTACGAGAATTTTTCTTGCGAATACTTTGCTAGAATTATGAACGCTTATTTAGATTATGCAAGATCTGAAACAAGAGCGATACCAAAGCAAGAAGAACAAGCCAAGCCTAAGCCTTGTGATAGCGTTTTAAAAGCTCAAAGTATTGAAACGGCTAATATGTACGCAAAAGAAATTACAAAGGCGCAAAAGGCAAAGAACGAGTTCAAGTGGATAGCTGGAGGATTGCATATTCTTTACGATTACCTAAGCGAGTTTGAGATTTACACAACTCCGATAGAAGATAAGCGTAGTATTGCAGAGAAGTTTAAGCATCTGCAAGGCGAAGAGTTTAAAGTAGCTTGCAAGACTCAAGCTTACAAAAATTTTATTCATGACCTTGTTAACTTTGAATCAGAGATTGATAGTGAAGGAAAAATTAAACCGATAGAAAATGAGCAATAAAATTAAAATACTTGAACTATTTGCTGGTAGTAGATCTATTGGCAATATAGCAGAAAGAATGAACTTTGAAGTTTTATCTTCAGATATTAATGACTTTGAAAAAATAGATTACGTTAAAAATATTTTAGAATTTGACTATAACGAAATAGATTTTATTCCAGATGTTATTTGGGCAACTCCGCCTTGTACGGCTTTCAGCGTAGCAGCTTTAGGTCATCATTGGGGGGGGGGTACGGGTGCTTACATTCCAAAGACAGAATCGGCTTAATTAGGTATTGAAATAGCCAAGAAGACTTTAGAAATTATAGAGCATTATAATCCAAGATATTATTTTATTGAAAATCCTAGAGGAGTTTTACGCAAAATGGATTTCATGAAAAATCTACCTAGAAGAACTATTAGCTATTGCCAGTATGGAGATACCAGAATGAAACCGACAGACATTTGGACTAACAACTGGAGGTGGAATCCAAGACCAATTTGCAAGAACGGAGAAGCTTGCCACGATGAAGCACCAAGAGGATCCAGGACTGGAACGCAAGGATTGTCCAACGCTTACGAAAGAAGCAAGATTCCAAGATTGCTTTGCTATGAAATTTTAAAATCATGTTTATTTTAGACACTAAAAAAATGATAAGACTAATAAAACTACTAACGCTTGTCGTTACTATTATTTGCACTGGCTTAGTTTTGTATAAGTTATTTACAGAAGACGAAGAGAAAAGATTAAATGGATTTGTTTCAAAATCTAGAAAACCTATCTTTGAAATGGAAGTAGGTCATGATGAATGGCATGGAAAGTTAGAACCAGGAAGATATACAAAATCGGGAATCCTAATCATAAAGAAATAATGGCGCGCTATCCAAGACTAACGGATCATAAACTTACTTGTCCAACTTGTGAGCATAAGTACGAACTTGAATTTGTAGATAAGATGTTTTTAAAAACCGATAATATACATTCGATAAATATTAAATGCGACTGCGGAAGTACGGTCATGATTTATAATACCAGCTACGGATTTTATTCGACTAAGATTTACGATAGCGAAAAGAAAAATAAATATCATAGATTGCGGAGGCAGTTGCAACGAGAAGCTTTATTATATTCAAGCTCAATATGACAACGGTCTACGGCAAAGTACCAAGTAAATCTAATGGCTATCGCATTGGCAATAATCGGCTTTATAAGTCTAAGGAATTACACCAGTACGAAGAAAGCTTTAGGCTTCAGACAATTACGTTAAGCAAGGGAATAGACTTTGAATTTGGAATATCAATTCGAGTCTATTTCCAGTCGAATAGATCAGACCTGGACAATGCTGCTAAAGTAATTTTAGATTGCCTTCAGTCTAACGGAATTATAACTAACGACAGATTGTGCATACGCTTGGAAATGGATAAGCACATAGACAAGATTAATCCGCGTATTGAATTTGATATTTATGGAATTACAAAGTAATTACCAAAAGGCAATAGATTGGATAGATGCTCAGAAGATAGAACCTGGTACTGAGCTAGACTTAGGATATGGAGTTTTTATAAATGATTTAGCCAAGTGCTTGCAAACAAATAAAGAAAGATTACTAACTTGCGAGGGATACCTTCAGAAGCTTAGTTTTTTAAAGGTCAAAATGATTAAGGATAAACTAAACCAAAAATGAAATGGACAGATACGCATTCGGCGAGTTGCACAAACTTACTAGAAAAATTTCCGATATAAATGTGGGTAAAACAAATGAAGATGATTTCAAAATAGCATTATTAATTTGCGAAGTTGTTAAGGATGAGCTATACAATAATAGCGACAGAATGGAATCCTACAAAGCTTGGAATGAGATTGAAAAATTATTAATAAAGGATAAACTAAACTGATAAAAAAATGGCACGAAAAACTAGTAAAGAACAAGCGGTTGAATTGATTTATAGATACCAAATTGAAACCTCTACAAGCGAACCAGAATATGGAATTAATCAAGAGCTTGCTATAATGTGTTCATTAATAGCAGTTGATTTAATTTTAAACTATGATACAACTCATAGAAATGATTACTGGGCAGAAGTAAAACAAGAGATTATAAAATTTGGGAAACAATGAAAAAGCTTACAGAAAGAGAAACCTTCGTAATTTACGCAGGACTTACCAACGCTTTAGTAGATCACATTGAGAACGACTTTAGAAAGTCTATCTACAATAAGCAATCCCTAAAATTTAAAAGCCAAAACTTATTAACTGAGTTGGTTAGCATTACCGATAAGCTTTATGCGGATGGTGCAGAAGATGCCGTAGTAGATCAGCACGTTATGGCTGGCGATGTAATGCTGAAATTCTTTAAACTTGGTATGCTAATGGCGGACATGGATGAGATTAGGCATGAAGGCTTGAATACTCAGCTTAATATATTACTAAAATCTTATGGCTTGGACATTGATTTTTAGGCAGTTATGTTTTTTTAATTAAAATATTGCTATAACTTTATACCATTGAGGGTATAAAATCGCATTAACTTTATAATTTTATATCATATCGGGTACACTATGGAAGAATTTGTAGAAAAAGTTTGGGACGATATGCCCATTATTATCGAAGAGATACCAGTAGCAGTCAAAGAAGACCTGGTTAATTCGCCTTCGCATTATCAAGGAAAGCGTTTTGAAGTCATTGATATTATAGATGATTTCGGTTTAAGCTTTAATACTGGAAATGCAATTAAATATATTTTGAGAGCTGACAAGAAGGGCAACCAAAAACAAGACTTGCTTAAATCCATATGGTATTTGGAGCATGAGCTTAATAAAATAAATGGATAGACTTATTATTGAAGCTATTTTTGTGGGAATCGCAGAATTAGCTTTTATTGTTTTCATGACTTGCATGATAATCCAAGAGCGCAAGAGATCATGATAGCAAAAACTCGAAGCGAATTGATTGCAGAGCTTTACGAAAGTAAGGAGATAGCCTCCGCGCTAAGAAAGATGCAACCAGCTTCACTAAGAGAAGAACTACGCCAAGAGATGTTTGTAAACCTATGCTCAATAACAGATGAGAAATTCTGGAGCATTTACAATAATAACGGAGTAGGAGGTTTGAAGTTTTGGCTTGTAAGATGTATGCTAAATATGATTTATTCGACTTCGATGAATCAGCCGTTTTTTAAGAACTTCCGAGCTAAGTACGAAGCTATTGATGGCTTTGAGAATATACCAGAGCTAGAAGATAATTCGAAGGAAGCAAAGGAATTGCTATTTATACAAGTAGAATCGAATCGTAAAAATCTTACCTGGTATGAAGATACTATGTTAGATACTTACATCGATTTAGGATTCAATCAAACAGAAGTATCTAGGCGCACAAAGATTCCTTATCAAAGCGTAGTCAAGACAATCACAGTAATTAAAAAGAAGCTACGAGATGCAAGATAATTTAAAGCCAGATGAAAGAGCGCAATCCTTAATCAATAACGGTTTATACTTTGCTGGTAATAAGGCAATGGCAAAGGAGTTAGCTTTGTATATTTGCCAAGTGGTAAAGGATCAGAAGCTAAAGATTGACGATAAGATTTACTGGGAATTAGTAACAGAAGAAATTTATAACTTATGATAATTTTAGCAGCGATTACCTTTGCAGTATTTTTTAACATGACTAATCTGCACAAAAGTTTTTATCTAAACTTTAAGCCATTTAACTGCGTACCTTGCCTTTCAGTATGGAGTGCCATGGTTATGTACTTAATGCCAGACAATTTAGTTAGCTTTATAGCTACAATTTTTAGCGCTGGTATTATTGGCGCACTATCTTACAGATTAATTCATAAACTATGAGTCCAGAAGATATTAAATTCTTAGAGGAGCATATCATTAATTTCGAAGCGGTAAAGCTTGGCTTTACTAGAAATATAGACTTTCCAGTACTTGATGAATATACTCGAATTTACCAACGTAATTTAGATCAGCAATTTGTTCTAAATGCTTGGTGCGGTGCTTGTGTATTTGATATGCTCAAGCGATTAGAAGCGCACTATGAAGGCATTAAGTTCATGGAGAAAAGAAATGCAACCCAACCAACCCAAACGAATGAGCAACCAAATAAGAATACTAGGAAACGGAAGCAAGCATAGCGGAGTAACCTACCATAGAATCGCTTTACCTTTGTCAACAATGGCAAAAGAGTATGCGATGATTACCGATACACCTACTGGAGATATGATTAAAGAGAAGGATATTAATATCTTTCTAGTAAATCGCTTTTCAGAAACTGCGAGCTTGATTCAAATTCTTGAATGGAAGCAGAAGTATGGCTTTAAATTGGTAGTAGATATAGATGACTACTGGGAACTTTTTACTCAGCATTTAAGCTATGGAATGTATAAGGTAAATGGGATAGGTTCAATTATCAAATCTTTTATTAAGCACGCTGATTTAGTTACTTGTACAC